TGAATTAGGTGGTAAAGAAGATGTTGAGTTTACTACTAGTGTTTTCATGCTTCCTTATATAGAATTACTTAAAGCTATTGAAAAAGACTATGGTAGAGGTGATGCTTATTATGAGATAGAACAAGCTATTTTTGATAAAGATATTGATCAAATACCTAGTATCTTAAGAAGATATGAATTAGATAAAGAATACAGTCATTTAACTAGAGTAAATGAAGCTGAAAAAAAGAAAACACCTGCTTTAGGTAAACCAAAACGCGGTGGTTCTAAAAAATTTTATGTATATGTTCGCGATCCAAAATCTAAGCGTATTAAAAAAGTATCATTTGGTATGGCTGGAGGTGGTTTAAGAGCTAAATTAAATAACCCAAAAGCACGTCAAGCGTTTGCTAAACGTCATAATTGTGCTCAAAAGAAAGATAAAACAAAAGCTTCATATTGGAGCTGTCGTTTACCTCGTTATGCTAAAGCATTAGGATTTAACACAACATTTTCAGGATATTGGTAATATGGAACACTGCTCAAAATTAGTATCATATTTAATGCACTCGAGAACTCAAGCGCATATTTTTCATTTACAAACACCTTCATTTGCTGAGCATAAAGCTCTAAATGATTACTATGATGGTATTGTAGATTTAGTTGATGGATTTGTAGAAAGCTATCAAGGTAAATATGGAATTATAAATGGTTATACAGGTTTTAATATAATGAATTATACTAATAAACAACAAGTAATTCAATATTTTGAAGCTTTATGTATGACTATAGCTGAACTCCGTCAAGGAATTACAGATTCATATTTAGAAAATCAAATTGATACCATTGTTGAATTAGTAAATTCTACTTTATATAAACTTAAGTATTTAAGCTAATGACTCGTAAAGAATTTAGAGAACTTATTAAAGAAGAAATACGTAATACTTTACGTGAGAGTTCTGCTTCTAGACTTTACAAAGTTGAAGGTAAACTAATTACAAATACAAACATAAAAACTCAAACTCAAATATTATCAGATATTAGATCAATAACCGGAATCACTACTATTGATTCTAATGAATATACTCCAGCATCAGCAAAACCTGGATATCAATATGATGTTTTAACTGTTAAGATTGATCCATATCCTTATTTAAGAGCGACAAATGAGTTTAATGAAAGTAATATTCAACAAATTATAGATAATATTAAAAAAATTAAAGGAGTTGTTGCTTTTAAAGCTGAACCAAAATTACTTAATATTGGTATATAATGAAATTAATAGACATATTAAAGCAAATTCTTTTAGAAGAAAAGAAAAAAGCTGATCGTTGTAAACGCATTGCTGATCGCAAATATGATAAGCCTTCTGCTTATAAATCTGGTTCTATTGTTAGATGTCGTAAAGGTGATATTTGGAAAGATTTAAAAGAAGACGAATCACTCCATAAATGGTTTAAGCGTAAAGGTACACCTGGTAAAGAAGGTGGATGGGTAGATTGTAATACCTGTAGAGATGGTAAATGTAAAGCATGTGGTAGAAAAAAAGGTGAAAAACGCGCTAAATATCCTTCATGTCGTCCTACACCTGCTCAATGTAAAACAAAAGGTAAAGGTAAAAAATGGGGCAAAACAAAATAATATAATATAAAAATGGATACAACAGTAGTAACAACAACAGCAGTGCAAAATTTTGGTGTTTTTGAGCAATTAGTTAACTATGGAGCACTTGGACTAATTGTATTAGCTTTAGGCGCTTTAGGTTGGATGTTTATTAAAAGAAATCTAGCCGAAAAAGATAGATTATTAGCTAAAATTGATGAATTAGAAAAAGAACTTAGAAATAAATAAACACTATGACAAACAACAAACTTAAAGAATTTCTCCTTAAAATGTTTAAGGATGAAAACGACATTAATGAAAAATCAATTGTAGGTTTTGCTTCTTTTTTAATGATGGTTTTAACTTTAATTGTTGATTTAGTAACAGGATACTTAGGCAGAGAAATGCCAATACATGAATTTGTTTTTAATGGTTTCCTTTGGATCACATTAGGATCTTTTGGTATTGCCTCTATAGACAAATATATTACTACTAATAAAAAATCAAACAACACTGAAGAAATAACTGAATAATTATGATACTTCTACAAGTAGAATCGTTTGGAGTATTTGAAACTTTAACTCAATATGGAGCATTAGGTGTCATTACTTTAGGTTTAGGTGCTGCTCTTTGGTTTTTACTTAAAAGACAAATTGAAAGTGAAGATAGATTAAAATCTCAAGTAGAGGAACTACAAAAAGAGATGAATACATATATTAGAAATGATGCTAATAATATGAAATCTTCTTTAGATAATAATACAAAAGCATTACAGGATCTTAAAGATTTTATAATGTATAAAAGTGTAAAATAATGAAAAAACAAAATCTTATACTTTTTGGAGTATTAGCAGCTATTTTAGGAGTTGGATCATTGGGAACATTTAAAGCAGGTTCTGGTCATGTTGATGTAGTTGACAATAATTTTAAACTAGTCAAAACTAATAAAGTTTTAAAACAAGAAAATAAAAAATTGACCCAAGAAAATCAACAGCTGAAGGTTATGACAGACTCATTAACATCTGAATTAGAACCTAAAGTTGAAAAATATGAGCCAAAAAAGCAAAACCCTATTATTAAGCCTGTGGATACTCCTGATGTTTTTATTCGTGAGTACAAGATCACTGTGCCAATTGAAGAAATACCCGATAATTAAAACAGAAGGCAAAGACACAGTTGTTATTATGACTGTTAAACAAGCTGATGCTATTAACATCAGATTTGACTCAATGAAAAAAGAAATTGATAGTTTAAAAACTAATATTTCTTTAAATACTACCCAGATTAATAATTATAAAAAAGAAACAGATAGTTTAAAGTCTATTAAACCTAAATCTGATTGTGATTCATTATCTAGTTTAATAAAAGATTGGGCGTATAAACCTACTTTTATTTATTTTTATAATGATAAAATTCATACTCTAGATTTAAGTCTATATAAAATAAAATTTAGTACTAAAGGAGTTGTTCAAATAACTAAATTATCTAAAAAAGAAATGAGTAAGTATCATCAACTTTTACATAGTGGAGGTAAAAATTTAGTTGATTGGAGAAAACAATTTATCTACTTTGACTTACCTTTAATTGAGGATATTGATAAATTAAAATAATGTTTAGCTCTGAGAATACATTTATAATGATCCTAGGCATTACAATGGCCCTAGGATTTATCAGCTTCTCAGTATGGTCAGTAAATAAATTATTTGTTAATACAACTAAAGATGTTTTAGTTAGATTCATCTTAATGATATTTGCTTCATTAGTTGCTTTATTTATTGTTGATAAAACAATAGCGTTTCAAGTCAAATTGTTAGATGAACAACAAAATCATCAACTATTCGAATTAATTAAAACTTTAACCTTAATGATATTCTCATATTATTTTGGTACACAAAAATCAGATAAAGACAAATGTTAATAAAAAGGTTATTTTTAGTATTATTACTAATTAGCAATTTAATATCAGCCCAAACCCCAATCCGTTACTGTACAATGGAAGATACCTGCACCTGGTTCCCAACCAGAATACCAGGTACATTTTCTAACTATACAGGAGGTAATTCTTCAGCAATAGATTTACCTGCTAATGAACTTCAGTATGCTTCTTTAGATACTGCTTATAGATTATTAGGTACTGGTATTGGTAGTTCTTCTATTGAAAAAGATACTTTAGTATTTCCTAATATAACTGGATTAGATAGAACTAAACGTTACACAGTTAGATTTAAATTAGCTTCAATAGCCTATAATCCAGGAATTAATTTAGCCGCTGGAGTTGATATAACTGATACAATTAAATTAGAATGGACAGCATCTAATGGAGTACAATGGTTTACTGAGGTAGCAATTATTGGAAACAATAACTCATCCTGGGGATTCAACGGTACTGGATTAGTAGTAAATAAATTAGCAGGATTAAGTCAAACTACTTACATAAGTTATATAAACAATCCGGTTAGAGAAGTTAATTTAACTCTACCATTAAATCTTGCACAGGTAAAAATCAGAATACCAATACAATTAAATGCTATTGGAGAATCCTTTTTAGTTGATGATGTCCAGGTGTTAGCACCGGCTTTATTACCAATCCAATTAGAATCCTTTACTGGAAAAAGAATAGGAAATAAAATTAAATTAAATTGGAGAACACAATCTGAAACTAATAATGATTACTTCACAATATATAGATCTCAACATGGATTAGAATATTGGCAATTGGTAGCTAATGTGCAAGGAGCAGGTAATTCTTCCGTACCCAATGATTACAATTATATAGACTCCTACCCTGTCAACGGAACAAATTACTATGTTTTAACACAAACTGATTATGATGGTAGGAGGGAGCAATTCCCTCCTATTGTTGTAATGTTTGCTCCAATATCTGTACAATCCATATGGGATAGATATAATTTCTTAGGACAGGAAATAAAGTAATATCATATTTATATTAAAATAGGAAACACAAAATGCAACTATCAGAACATTTAGCTTTAGCAGAGGTTACCAAATCAGGCACTGCAAAGCGTTTGGGTATTGACAACAACCCAACTCCAGAACACTTAGCTAACCTTAAATTGGTAGCAGAAAAGATTTTTGAACCAATTAGAAACCACTTTGCTAAACCAATCAACGTTTCTTCTGGTTATAGAAGTAAAGCATTAAATGATGCTACCCCAGGTTCATCCGCGACATCTCAGCATTGCTCAGGTGAAGCATTGGATTTAGACCAGGATTCAATGAATAC